TCTTTGCGTGTTTAATCATATCAGATACAATTAAAAAGTAGTCCTCGTATCCTTTTGATTTAATCAATCCAAGCTCATATTCAAGCCGCTCTGCATATTCGCGCTTGTACTTGTGGCTAGCAACGCAAATGCCATACAAATCCTTAATACCATCAAAACGAACCATTTCCGCTTTAGTTATAGTGGCATTACATCGCTTTGCCACAACATCAGTATAATCAACAGGTTCTTGACCAAAGTATGCTTGAGCTTCTCTTTCACTTAAAACGTGCTGAGGATAGCAAGCGGTATCAAAATGAAAGTTGCGGTCGTCGCCACGCTTAGAAGAACCTGCGACAATTTGATAAATATCTCTATCCTGCAAATTGATATAGTTATTACAGTCAATATAAATATTACCATTATTTGTAAAGTTTTGTGGTTTTAATTCAGAATAATCATCAATAACAATTATATTTTTTGATATGCCTTGCCACTGGTCAACTAAAAGCCTAGGCATATAATAGAATTGTTCCCAAACTTTGCTAGTCAAATAGTTTATCTCTTTAAGCCCTTCATTGTTCGTAGCAATCAATATGGTTTCAAACGAATGATAATCAAATCTTTCAGTTATATTTGAGCAAACATTCAGGCGTACACCAAAGATAGGTTTTTTGCCAATAGCCTTGCACTCTTTTTCAAGATATACATGAGAAAAAGTATTGTTGTAGTCAGCAATACCAATATATTCTCCAGGAAGCTTAACAAGGTCTTTGACTTTTGAGTACGATTTACCGAAAGAATATTCGCTTAAAAGCGCAATGTGCATCATAAGATAATATCACCTCTTTCGATTAGCTTGAAAAAACACTCGCTTTGGTCTTGTACATCGTTCATGGCACGATGCTTTACTCCTGGTCTATCTTTTTGAAATAGCTCCCTGTATAGCTTATCAAGCGATAAGCGGTATCCTCTTATATTAAATGATGCGACAACGCTGCAAATCTGTACAGGTGGCCAAGGGAACGCACATACTTGGTCAATCATTAACAGTTCATTTGCAAGCATATCCCTGTCAAAGCCTAAATTATGACCAGTCATATACTTACAGCCTACAAAAAATTCTGCTAAGTCTTTGTATGCTTCGACAAACGTTGGGGCATTTTTAACAGATTCATCGTTTATACCTGTTATCTTTGTAATTATCTCTGGGATAGGAATCTCTGGATTAATCATTGAATGAAAGTTGTTTAAGACATTGCCCTCTAAATCAAACTTTCTGCAATATATTTCAGTAATCTTTGGTTGCTCTTTGAGCGGTGCAGCATTAGGTTTTAAAAGCCCAGTTGTTTCTGTATCAATTGCTATTATCATATTAATCTATCCAATATTTTATCTATTTGTTTTTCTACCGCATAATAGTTTAAGTGTGTTTCCATAACCATATCAACAAGGTCTTTGTTAACATTTATTTTATTCGTCAAATTATTTATTGTTAGTGAAAACGGAAAATAAGGGCTTGTTTTAAAATCAACAATAGGTAATACTCCAAACTTTAATGCTTCAATAGCTGCTAAGTTTAATCTTTTCATAATTATACAATGTTTATCTGGTCTGCCAAATACATCCCAATAAAATTCATATTCAGAATACATCATTTTCATATCATCATAATAATTTATGTCGTATGTGTGTTTCCACCATTGCATATTATGGCGCATGGATGATAGTGATTTTTCACAATTATCAGAGTTAGTTGCACCATAAACATTAACAGAATTAACAATCGACATGAATCCTTCATAATTTGATAATGCTGCTAACTCGTATATGTTTTTCCATTGTGTAACTCTTGCCGCGTAAATTAGACCTTGTTTACTTGGCTCAAATATTTCAGTTCCATCAATAAGATATTCTGGATATGTACAAGGGTGCCATGCAACTTCATTATTAAACATCCAATATCCTTCTTCAATAACAGGAATAACGCTTGCCTTTTCAAATGCTTTTCTGTTATGGTCATTCAAGTCAAATTCAGCATGAACCATAACTGCATAAGGTTTTCTAATGTTTAATGAATCAAAATCATCGTCTGATATTGGACTAGCGATAAAAATTGCATCATATTTATTTAATAAATCTGGATTATTTATTGAATATAAGTCTATTACATCACAATCAATCCCTTTTATGTTACACCATTTTTTAAATGCAATAGAAGGTATGTGGCCACCACCTATTTGTTCTGGTTTTGCGTATAATGATATACTAGCTATCTTCACTGTTATCTACTCCATATTCAAATTTTAATAAAATCTCAAGTAAATGAATTGCCTTCAATATATCCTGTTCTTTACCTTTGTTCTTATGTCTTGTGACATACTTTATTACACTTGCTTCTATTGCTGGTATATTATTTCTATAGCAGTATTCTATTGGTTGAATTGCAAGTTTAGAATAATGTTCACCACCTACTTGTTTTTGAATTACGTTCATATTGCACCTGATGGGTCTGCTACGTGATTAGTTTGCTCCCAAATTTTTTTAATACCACCCTTTGTTTCTTGCCCTATAATAACAGTGTAAGGCTGAACTGGACATTCTGTATATCTAGGGAAACAACAGACACCAGTTTGCACACAAGCTACTTCTATTAGGCTATCAAATTCTGGATAAATTTCTACAATCAATCTTTTCATTTCTTTAAATATGGATTGATATTCTCCCGCCGTGCGTGTGCAAAGTCTTACTAAGGCAGTTTCGTACATAGTTCTCAAATTGGTTTTAACAATTATATTTGTCAATGTATCTGTTGGTAAACACCCCCTTGCTATTTGCATTGGGATTCCTTGTGATATTTGCTCATCATAACACGCAAAAGCGGTAGCTACAGCGTCATCATAGCTTTCATTGATGCCAAGATTATAAACACTTTTTTCACTTGCACTTACAGCCCTAAAACTTTCTTGAGAATAACTATTGGTTCTTGTTCTTACAAGTTGATGTGTAAAATTTCTGCTTACATCTGATAGTAAAAATGTAAAATCAACAAATTCAAATTGGGATTTGATTGTGTCTTTCATATAGGAAAAATTATCCATCTTTTTCTCATAAGGCCATTTTATTATATCATCAATTGTAGTAGCATCACCTAATCTAGTGCCTTTGCAAAAGATAAGTAATTCTATGGCATTTTTTGTATAATCTAAAATTTCTACTTTCATAATGTATTGTGTGAGTGTAGTTGACGTTTTGCTTCTAAGTACGCCTGATGTGCTAATTCTGGCGTATCAAAATATCCTAGATGCTTTGTTTTTCCATCTGTCCCAATTTTTGCCTGATAGTTATATTTATTACAAGACACTCCTAAATACCCATGAGTATTATTTATGTTAGCGTTTTTTATATTTTGTGAATTTTGTTTATTCGTAGCTTCTCGTAAATTAATAATTCTATTGTCATTTCTAGCTCCACTAATATGGTCGATTTGATTATTTGGAAATTTTCCATAAACATATAACCAAGCTAATCTATGAGCTAAGTAAAGTTTTGAATCAATTTGTATTTGACAATATCCATCTTTTCTTATATATCCAGCAATTTTACCTGATACAACTGCACCATGAATTGGGTTTTTCCAGGTAAAAATACCAGTATTTTCATCATAGCTTAATAATTTCTTTAGCAGTATTTGATTTAACATTAACTTACAATCCTATCGTAATCTGATTTATTAGCCCATTCTTTTATTCTAAGCACATCATTATAAATATCATCAAGTTGTATGTTTCTCCATGTTGCAAATCTGCCTAAAGAATAGATGTTATGCTCTTTTGTCAATTGATAGATAATTTTCTTTCTAATATTATCGTCAATAGATGTAAACTTCCCATACTTTTGCTCATAGTTTTCAATTATAGGAATAACTCTTATGCCCATCAGACCGAAAGATGTTAATACTTGTTCAATATCTGTTTTAAGTATATCAAAACTTGATTCTATAATCAACTCGTTACCTACTATGGAAGCTCTGTACACAGCGGTACTAGTACCTGTATAATAGTTGGTCATGTGCGCGTCGCAATCTGGGATTGTAAACCTACTTACTAGTATCGAATGACACTCTAATTTTGGTATCTCAATACCTAAATGAGAGCATAATACATCAATTGGAAGAGTGCTTATTGTTGTAGTACTACGTTCGTTTATTAGATTAATGTCATATCCGAAAAAAGGCTTGCACATTTCAAGCAATATCTCATGCAAATTGTTTGGTGCAATATACCTTTCTTCTGCATCAAGATTGCATATTGACCTATGCGATACTTTTGATAATACTTTTCTGGAATATCTTGATATGTAGTGTGGCGATAACTGAACATTGTGGTCATTGTGCCAAATGCCTTTATAAACTTTTACTTTTTTGAAAGGTATACCAAGTGCTTTTGAAATTAAATCGTTTTTGAATCTTAAAATTGCTTGATGCTTTTTTACTTCTTTAAATGGTTCGTATACTTGTACCCCTGGAATCATTAGTGATGCTATACAACCACTTAAGCCTGCGCCTAAAATTATCATTTTTATATCCCACAAATAAAACAGGGTATCTTTACGATACCCTGGATTTATTGAAACTGCTTAATTATTAAGCAGATTGATAAATAGCCTTTATTTCTTGAACTACTTTGAAAAAGGCAAGATGGTTTTGTTTGTATTTGATTTGATTCTCAGTTTTAAGATTCTCATTCAAAAATTCTTCAAATTCATCTTTGGTTGCATTAATATTATCCACAACCCATTTGTACATGATAGCAGTAAATCCTTTTCTGCCTTCGCCTGGTTCTGATTTAGGTTTCTTGAAAAACTCGACTTCGTTTTTCTTGCACCACATCCGAATAGATGTAGCGGCAGAGCGGTCATTGGTATCAAGTGCTTCCATCAATTTCGACAATGCTTCGTCAAAAGTTGCTTCAACAGTCAAATCAAGACCAGAAAGTAACTTGTCAAGAATTTCGTTTCTTTCTTCTTTGCTCTTTGCAAAACCACATTCAACCATAAGTTGGTTAAAGTAGCGGGCGACATTTGCAAATTTTGCGCCAGCCAGTAACATTGCCATTTTGACGGAATCTTCGTCAACATTTTCTTTTTCCATCTCTGCCTGAAAAGCAGCCTTGATAGCGTCCATAGCAGGGTCAGCTTTCGTATCCTCTGTTTCGGCATTTTCGGTGTTCTCGGTATTCTCGGTATTCTCAGCCATTGTAAATTCCTATTTATGTTAATGAATGTACAGTCTAGCAAAACTTTCGAGCCTTGTCAATATTCATACCTTAAAATCTTAGGGTATTTTGCGCTTGAATCTATTAAAATTCTTTTAGGTAATTTTAATTCCTCGACAGGGCTATCTAAAAAATCATTACAGCATTTTAAATCAGTAGGGCTAGCACCCCTAAAAGATAATACATTAACCGCCCTTGTACGAGCATAGCCTGTGTGATTCAGGCAGAACAGCTCATTAAAAGACTGTAAGCCGCTTCTATACGCACATTTTACCGCTTGCACTTCGCTCGGTAGTTCAATCACCTGATAAGCAACCGAATCAACAGCGTACCATGTCTTATTCTCAGCAATAACATCAATCCTAGAGCTAGTATACTCCAACTTAGTCTCAAAAATAAATTCATGCCCGCATTCATTACAAATTCGACAAGCAGGATAAGTTAACGACTCGCACTCTGGGCAAGTTTTATATATTGGCTCGCCTATTGTCTTATCAAGTTTATATTTATCTTTTACTTGTACGGCATTAATTGGTCCGAGTCTCTTGGTATTCCCTGCAAAGTCTAGGAATACACAGAACTCTTTACCAGGAGATATGCGAGTCCCCCTGCCAGCAGATTGAACATGCAAAACTGGTGATTCAGTAGGGCGCAGCATAACAATTAAATCAATACCAGGGTCGTCATAACCAGTAGTAAGCATATTGACGTTAACCAAAGCGGTAATGTCGCCTGATTTATGTGCATTAATGACCCAATCTTTATCAAAATCCATTTTAGAGTGTACAACACCAGCCTTAATGCCTTTCAATAACAATGCTTCCGCTATATTCTCAGCGTGTTTTATATCAATTGCGAATATAAGCCATTTCTTACAATTATATTGGTTAGCGATATAAATCGTTTCAATCAATGCCGCTTCTGTAACTTCCTCTTTGTCTATCAATGATGACATTTCTTTGTCAATGAACTCACCACCTCTATGATGTAGCCCAGAAGTGTCAATATTCAATTGTGTACTAGGCACTTTCAATCGACAAAGATAACCATCTTCAATAAGTTTATTAAAATTATCTATGCTAGTTAAATCATAAATCAAATCACTAAACAATGAAGTAGTCTTACCATACATCAAACCACTAGACAAGCGGTAAGGTGTAGCGGTAAGCCCTAAGTAAATCTTACCTACGCTATTTAAAAACACTCTATACATTGAATTATCTTCATTGCTTATGCTATGGCATTCGTCTATTATTACTAAGCCTATGTCATTAAATAATTCTGGCTGCTTATAGACTGATTGAATTCCAGCTATTGTCACATCTTTAACAATTCTTGAATCTAATCCAGCAGAATATAAGCCAATATCTGGCAATAATTCAGCCAATTGTCTATAGTCTTGTTTTAATATTGACTCAGAGTGCGACAAAATTAACACCTTAGTTTTCCACTCAGTGTTAACAAAAGCGGCAATCATAGCAATTACAAGTGATTTACCAGTTCCTGTAGGCATAGCGATAATACCATGCCTATCAGGACGCTGTATCATGTAATCAATAGCACTGTTATATGCTTCAATTTGATATGGTCTTGGTTGCATTTTTATAACACTTCGCTTCTTTTATATTTATTGCAGCCCATACGCTGTTTGTCTTCTGTTAAATTTTCATGATGAAACCTACAGTGCCACTTGCCTTCCATTTCAATGTCAGCAAAAACACACGTTCTACAATTAAAGTTTGGCACTGCTTGTTCATGACATACCGCTTTGAACGTGCACCATTGGCACGAATAATATTCGCTGTCACCTATCTTGTCAGGTGGAAATTCACTCATTAACACACTGTTAAACTTCCTGTCAATGTCATTAAAGCATGATGCGTCAAACTCCACTAGCTCAGTATAATACTCGCTTGTGTTTTTGTTATAACAAACATATAAACCAAAACGTAAACCAAGCTTGCCCATATACGCCTGCATCTGTAAATAATGAGCAGGCTTTTCTTTCTTGACGCCTCTTTTAGCAATAGCAGCCCACGCCAGTGCATTTGACGTTTTAATTTCGAGTAACAGCCTGTCATTACTATTAGGTAATCGTATGATTCCATCGATATGCCCTAAAGCATGACCATAAGCACCTTCAACAGATAATTGCTCATCAGTAATAACAAATCCATGAGCAATTAAATCATTTTTAATTTCCGCTTCAAGTGTATGTCCTAAATCAAAAATGCGTTTTGTCTGCTTAGTTATGGTGTCACTACTAGCCCATCGGAAAGAGTACCAAAGCTTTCTTAAACAAGGCTCGCCGCTTGATGAATATCCTAGGTATCCTCTCTGGTTCTGAAAAATCAATCCCTCATTAAGAATATCAGCAATGTTCTGTCCAGCGGCACTGTTTTGTTTAGGTAAAATAGCCATAATTACACCTTAAGTAAAAAGTATATAAAAACAACAATGTAAATCACATCTAATTTTTCACTCATTACCTTTTCCTATTCATATCACGCAATTGGTCATTGCGTTGCATTTGATATATTGTTGTAAGATCAAACATTCTTTGGTAATGGTCTTCCGCTTCTGGGCTGTACACAACAGGTTGACCATCACCGAACCAAAATTCGTGTGAGCAACCTGTTAGGTATAGTAATAGTACTAAGTATTTCATTACATATCTCCAAAGTTAAAGTGCCGCTCTTTCGGGAGAGTGCGCCGAGCGGCGGGAGCGCAGATTATATTAAGGCTTACTATTACCAATAGGCAAATCGCCCATAGATTCCACATCTTGTTTAATTTCTGAATGGAAAATTGCAATTTTTGTTTCAGAATATAAAGATTCTACTATATTTTTTGACAATTTATGTATTGCCATTGCTTCTGCTATTGGTATTTCTTTATTTGCGACTCCCATTATAGTATTTGCTAATAATTCCCGTAAATCGCCCGTCGTTTTTATTTTCTTTTCCTGATTCATACCTAATTACCAAAATTAAATGAGTTAATAAATTATCTACCAATGATATATCTTGCATTTTAATGATTATTGGCTCTATTTCGTCATAACAATTAAAACAAAAATCATGTTGTTTAAGTATATAGGGTAGATTTGTTTTTTTAAAATAATTATCCTTAATTAATGTTCTGCTATAGCTCCACCTTTGTTTTGGTGGGTCATAATAAAAATCTAGCATGATGTCTTGGCATCTATCACATTTAACTATGCTAAAATATTCATAATTAACTTCCATGTCATGGCATCATAATGTTATTTCTTTCCATTAGGTATACAATTGCATTTATTAATTCATTAAATATCACTGTTTCAGCAACTGGAATAGCTCTGTTGTCAAGCCTGTTTTTGCAAAATTTTACCCTATCAATTAATGGAGCATCTTTAGGTAAACTTGCATTACCCACATAGTGGTCGTCAAGCCACAATATTTTTGTTTCTTTAATTTTTTTAATTTGTGCTATTGTTAAGTCGTCAATGTTCATTTCTATCGCCTCAGTATATGTTAATATGCCAGAATAATTAATATCCATGTCATATAATCCTTATTTCTTAGCAAATGGATTTGCTTTAGGCTTAGAGCCATCAGCACTTGCCTTGCTAAATTTCTTGATGTCAGCACCAGGATAAGCATCGTCATCAGGACGCTTAACAACGCTAATCATAAGCGGTATGTTTTTCAACTCGTCAGAGTCAACCACTTTTGAAGCGTCTTTGCCAATTACATTGATAATCTTTTTCAAATGGTTATTAGCGATTTTAACCGCTGTTTCATTTGGGTTGATAAGATTAAGATTACAAAAGACCATAGAACCTTTCTGTGCGCCTTCAAGAATCTTAAAGTGCAATGAAAGATATTCTCCATCACCAGAATTGGTTGTCTTCATCTCTGTTTTTACGATTTCCGCTATATAGTCGCCTGTTGGGCATATATCGTCTGAGTCATCTGAACTGAATGATTGTGGTAACTTTGCCATTTTTATTTTCCTATTAAGTTAAATTAAATTTCGTTAAAATTAATATGATATTTTTGTCTTGCTTCTATTATTGCATTTTTAGCTTCCTCCAATGTTTTAAAGTTTTTTCTGAATACATATTTTCCTTGATGTTTTAGCCTTGCCATATACGTACTGTTCTTTGTTAAATATACGCCTTGTATATTTGATATAGTACCATCTTTATTTAAGCTGCGATTTTGTTGATTTTCAGCATTAGTAACTTGTCGAAGATTACAAAATCTATCATCAGACCTAATTCTATTTATGTGGTCAATTTGTAGTTTGGGCCATTCTCCTGTCATATATAACCAAGCTAATCTAGCAGCCTTATATCTTTCTCCAAAGACAGTTATATACCTGTAACCATGAAGATGAATAATTCCTGCAATATCACCTACACTAATTCGTATTGATATTCGTTTAGTCCAAATAAATTCACCACTATCAGGATTATACTTTATCACCGCTTTTAGCTGGCTTTGTGTCAATGTGTTGTTTAGTTTCATTATTTCCTCGTATTTTATCAAACAATAAGGTTAAATTCGCTGGTTCAAATTCATCAAGTTTACCACTTCTATCTTTTGCTACATGGGTTATGCTTGTTTTGCATCTTAAATATCTATAGGTTTCGCTATTCTCGCCTACACCTATTCCTAGGTGTAATAATTCGTCAAAAAAATAAGGAATATTCATATTAAGTTGTTGCCCAGGAAAAGACGGGCGATACGCGCAAAATCCAGTATTTGAATCCTCTAATCTTGCCATCTTAGCAGTCATGTACACATTGTATTTTTCCATATCCCGAAATGCTTTTATCATAACCATAACATCATCTGCCATTTGACCATAGCTTCGACGTGGGTCTTTATCTGTTTTCTTATATTCAGATAATATTGTTTCAGCAATATCCGTTATGCTATCAACACATATTGTTTTGTATTTACCAATAATTTCATCTTCCACTAGATATTGATATGCTTCTATTAAATCTTCATAACTTTGAATTTTAATAACAGGTATATCAAAATCTGAAATAGATAACAAACCGCTTTCGGATGAAATGATTATCGGGTCAGGTGCAGTCGCAATAAGCGAAGTTTTACCAACACCTGCATCGCCATAGACCATCATTTTAATAAATGATGATTGCTCTTTAGTGCTTGTAATGTTAATTGCCATTGATTTATTTCCTAAAGTAAAAGCCCGTTTTAAAGCTGGCTTATGTTATTATGCAAATTCTTCCAACATCTCATCAGCAACTTCCCAAAGTTTCTGATTAATTGCGACATTCCTATCAATCTGTGTGATAGGTCTTGTTTTGCCTTTTAAACCGCTTTCAGATTTACAAGCAACGCCACCTTTCAAGATGTTTTCCTGAACAACGTTGAAAATAGTCCAAAGGTCTTTAGCGGTATCATAAGAGCGGCGGGGTTTCAATAACAAAGAGCTGTCGATGTCTCTATCTTGATATACAGTCAGTTTCATGAGTTCAGCGACGTATAATGCTGAATCATTAGTCAGTGCTACCGCTTGCATTGCTTCGCTTCGTTTGACTGTTTCAAGACTTAGTGTAATTGTATCTTCTAAGCCTTTGTTAACGCTATTCAAGGTTAACATATCGTGTTTTTCACTATAGCCGCCGTTGTCAACAAAGGCAATAAGTCCATTAGAGCAGACTTGTCTAAAAATGCCGCTGTAAAGTGCAAGCCTAGATTTGCCATTGTGCGAGTTAGTCATAACCAGCTCGCTAATGCCGTTTTTGTTTGTAGAGTCCAACTGTTCGGCATGACGAAAGCGAATCATGTGTTTGCCAACATCAGCATCAATAGTGTTAAATGACTGAGTAGCAGATACAGGGAAATAACCTTGCTTCTCAAATTCCTGAACTATATTAAAAGAGTTTACGAAAGTATATCGCTCTGATAGATGGTCAGCTTCATGTTCTGCAAAGGCTGCTGGTACTATTATACGTAGTTGGTCATAGTCTAGGGGTTTCATTTGTCGTTCCTTATATTAGGTTAAAAGTTTTTGCACCGCTTTCTAGTGCGTAATAAGGATAGCATAAATAGTTTTGCGGTGCAAGTAGCATATTTTGTGCTAATTAAAAATTTACACACAATATATAGTATCTTGCAAAAATTACCGCTTAAGCGTAAGCTGATTGTCCGGCTTAGGTTTTGATTATGCAATAAGGCGATATTCAATAAATCGTTTATCTAATAAGTATATATATAGGAGTTTTATGAAAAATTGGTCTACTGATACTGAATCGTTTTTGAAACATTTTACTGGTAAACAAATATTCGTTGTTATGGATGATGTTTCAAACAAGCCTAGACATCAACATAGAGAATATAAATTTGCAAAAGCAAATTTAGTTGCAAGAAATAATGAGCATAAAGAATCCATATTTTTTACTGTAAATGAATTGGATAAAGAAAAAGACCCCGATGGAATAAGAACGACCGCTATGTTTGTTCGTGCTAGGGCTGTTTTTGGTGACGATGATATTAAGAGACCAGGGCCTAGAGATGATTTTGATTTAAAGCCTTCATTAATTGTTCAATCTTCTAGTTCTCTTGATGGTAACAAATATCATTATTATTGGTTAATATCAGACGATTGCAGTTTAGAACAATGGAATACTCTTCAATCTAAATTGGTTTCGCATTATGAATTTGACAAAGGCGCAAAAGATTGCACAAGGTATCTGCGATTGCCTGGGTATTTCCATTGGAAAGATAAAGAGAATCCTACCAAAGTGCTTTTTATTGATAATAATATTGGCTATGCATTTGATGAAATAAATAGTGTTTTTGGAAAATATTCCTCTGACAATAGTGCCACTTTGAGTTCTGCGCCCGCTAAATCAAAATTTGCACCAGAGATAGATGACCCAGTATTCGATGCTCTTAATGATAGGGGATTGATAATTGAGCGCATAGGTAGTGGTATCTATCGACTTGATTGTCCTTGGACTGATAATCATAGTGATAAAATTCCTGATGGCAGTGCTAGATACTTCCTGGCTCATTATAATGGATATGACCAAGGGAATTTTAAGTGTCACCATAGCCATTGCCAAGATAAAACTGTATTTAGCTTAAAGCAGTATTTAGGTATTGATGAGGAGTATCAAGATTGGTCTAGTGTTGATATTGATAACATAAACTTGATAGATGAATTAAATTTAGATATTCCTAGGCCGCCAGGTGACTTGGGTTTATTAATAGATGAATTGTATGGTATGCAAATATACAAAAACTATCCAGTATCATTTATAACAGGGATAGGATTGCTTGCAGGTATATGTGGTAGAAGATTTAATATATCAGGAGAAGGATTAAATTTATGGATTGTTTTGTTGATGCCACCAGGGAGAGGAAAAGATTTTATACAGACTACTATTAGAAGTATATTAATGCGATGTATTATGCCTAGTGGACTTGATTTTATTGGCGCTCAGGATTTTACAGCAGGCAAATCATTGTTGAAATTTGTAGAAAGACACCGCTCATGTGTTTGCGTCATAACAGAAGCTGGCGAAAAGATGAAAAAAGTTAGTGGAGATTCCGCTTCTTTGAGAGCAACTTGTTTGGATATTTATACTAAAAGTGGATATGACAAATCAACAAGTAGTTATGAGTATTCAGATGAGAAAAATAGCATAAAGCCAATGAGAGCGACTGCTATAACATTAATTGATGAAAGTGTTCCAGAAAGTTATATGCGTGGAGCTTTTGAGAATGATAATTTAATAAATGGTGTAATTATGCGCCAAAGCATATATAAAGAGGATGGTAAAAAGCCTTATGCAGATTTAAATAGAAATGATAGATTAGGGGATTATCACCAAGAAAAGATACAAAATTTAGTAAATTTATGTACTTTAGCAAATAAAACTGATAATAGTGATTTTCCTTGTTGTAATGCTGATTTCTTTTATTTATGGGAAGATGCTATACAATTTAGTGATGCTTGTACAGATATTGAAAACGATGAAACTGGAAAATATAGCAAGCCACAAAGAGCCGCTGCGTGTAGAATGTGGGTAAAAGCGGCAAAATACGCTGCATTGGCAAGTATATATAATCTTAAACATAAACTTACAGCAGATAGTTGGCCAAATACATTTCCAATAGGTGAAAGAGAGTGGATATGGGCTAAGAATTTGGTATTATATGAGCTACATAATGCAGAAAAAGTATTTAGCGGAAGCTCTTTTAGTAGTGGAAAAGATGATTTAATGAGAGGAATTGTTGCTCCAATTATGTTAAGATTACTAAAAAAGGAAAGCAAAGGGAATAAAAGATACCGCTTAAGTGATAGTGATTTTGATAATAAATTGATACCAGTTACAATTTTATCACAGATGGCTCCAGATTATCCTCAATTAAAATATTCACCGCTTCAAAGTGATGAGACGCAGGGAATGGATGATATATTAGATTATATGGTTAAATTGGATTATATTGATATACAAATAGGTGAAAATAAAGGTGGACGACCTAGAAAATATAGTACGAAATATGGAAAGAGTGATAAGGTGATTATCAAAAGCAGGTTTTTCGATTTGTTTAAATAAGAACAAATACAGAACGAGTTTAGGGGCTTCTGGGTGTTTAAGGGAGGGTTTTCTGTAAACTAAACCGTGAATGTAATTTGTTGATTTATAAAAGGAAAAGGGCTATTTTGGGGGGGTTTAGGGGTTTAGGGGCAATTGCGCCCGAGAGGGGGAGAACGAATGCAGAACGGCCTGATTTAAAGGGAAAAAAATAAACCCCTATAATGTATGTATAAACACTTACAGTGTTTTGTTTTCTATCGCTTTTTAGTTTACGGGTTAGTTTAAGGTCAATTTACTGTAAACCCGTAAACTAATCACCTGGAGCAAATATGCTTAATTTTTACCTAAATTGGATGTCCTCAGTTAATAATTATTACGTAAAGACACGCAATGGAGTATTCCTATCAAAGGCAGGCAGACAAGCAAAACAAAGCGGTATTGAGTTAATAAACCAACAACTAGGTAATATCGAAACGATACTAGATAATATCCATTTATCAGTAGTATGTTATCCGCCGAACAATAGAAGTTATGACATAGATAATAGACTTAAGC